CCACAGTCGGATTTGTCGTGGTATCCTTGCTCTACATGATTCACTTGCACGACACCAAGTGGAAACTCTTGAGCAAGGACAACAAGATTCGTCACCTTGAATCCGAGTTGCGCCACTACAGCAGTCTCTACTTTTCGGGATGTGGTTGCAAGAAGAACCACGCACACACCGAGGAAGCGGAAAGTAGTAAGCCCAATGAGAAGCACAGCAGCGGATGGTTTTCGTCCCTGTTGAAGATGGGTGTCTTGGCTGCGTTTGCCTACCTTGCCTACTTCCTGTACAAGAAGTACAAGCAGCGGTCAAAGCCCGTTCCCGTCACAGCAGAAGTCATCAACTGAAACACAGAAAGGAGAAAGCCATGAATAACTTTTGGAAGTACATCAAAACCGTAGCCATCGTCATGGGAGTGTCCATGATGGCATACTACGGCTACCAGCAGATCCGCAAAATTTTTGCTTGACAGCACAGACCGTTCACGGAAACAAGAAGCCGCTCCTCACGGGGCGGCTTTTTTCATAGATACTTTTGGAGGTTCGTCATGCTTGACAGTGAAAAAATCATCGGTATTGATTTGGTTCGCATTGACGGCGAACACGGCATCTACGGAATATACGAATCCGTGGACGGCGGGGAGGAGTGGATGCCGCTGCTAGAGTCTCGCAAAATATGCGTCCTTTTGGATTATGCGAAAGCACGGTATGACGAATCCACGCCAATGGTATTGCCGCAGCAGATTCAAAGCATTCTCACATACGAAATCATGGAAGAGGCAGCAGAGTTGAAGCGAAAGAAGGCACAAGCGGAGAAGACCAAACTAAACTGGTTTGCGCGACTCCTGCTATTTTTTGAGCGAGGGTAAGCCTATGAAAAAGTCCGAGAAGGAACTCAACGAAGACCTCCTGAACGCAGCAGCACTTGCCGTTCACTCGTATGAAGAATACCTTCTGGATCAAATAGGTTGGCGCGAATTGGCTCAAGTCATGGACGCGCTACGCAAGAGCGTGACAGCCGTTGATAAGCACAAACTTTCAAAGTAATCCGTTTTCCTGAAGTATTGACTTTTATATTCGGGTGAATTTTCCACTCGTATAAGTATCTGTGTCCAGTGTGAAGATGAGATGTATTAAGAATACACCAGTACACAACTGTATACCACAGGGACACCCCAAATCAAATACAGGAACACCGATGAGAGGGATTGCATTCCCCCTCCGTCATGCTATACTTACTACCGTAAAGGAGTCAGGCATGAGCGCGTATCGGCTACACATCGACATCCCTCTGCCTTTGAGTGAAGCAGATGCCCTCACCATTTCCGAGATGGTGGTGGGAACACTTCAGTCCCCTCAACTCCTTCAGGAACTCCAGAGCCGTGGAGTCTCCTCTATTAACTACCGTTTGGGACATGACGAGGATCGGCAACGGAGCAACTATTTCGTGAAGACTCCGAGTGGTCATGTCACCAATCAGAAGAGCCGAATCACCCTTACCGAGGAAACGCCATGAAGATTCAGATTGAAAAGACCACGAAGAAGAGCAAGACCGCAAAGAAGACTGCACCCGTGCCGTGCTACAAGCGTGAGGACATTGAGAGCATTCTCACGAACATCATGTTTGTGTCCGTGAGCCTTGCGGCAGTGCTGCTTACCCTGTCTCTGCTCATCACGGTCATCAAGCACTAAAAGAACCACTGGGCGGTGGGCGGACGGCTTCGCAGACCTGCTTATACCAGGTTCATTCAGGATCGACACCTGAACCGCCTATTCTAGAAAACTCCACCATGCACTACGACAACTACAACTCTGACGACACCAACGATTACAACTCGCACTTCAACAGCGGCTTTGAAGCCAGCACCGATCAGGTGGCTTTCGTGGACTACGAGGGTGACGGCTTGTGGGCTTTCGGGATTCTTGAATTGGATGCCACGGGAAAGCCGCAGATTCGTGAAACCATTGATCGTGACTCCGACCTAAATAAGTTGGTGAAGCGGGCAGTGATGGATTGGGGTGCCGACCCCACGGAACTGCTTGTTTCGTCCTGTGGTCGTGAAATCGCACTCCTTGCCCTCAAGGGCAAGAAGATCGGAGAATAAGATGAGTACCCCCAAGAAGACAACGCAGATCACCCTTGACATGAACATCGGGGACGCACAGTTTCTGCGGATCGCAAAGATGGCTCATGCAAACAACATGACCTTCAACGAGCAGATCAATCAGATTGTGCAGAGCGCGGTCGCAGGGCTTGATCGTCCTGCGGTCGCTGTCCCCGCAAGTCTCAACATTCGCAAGGCATCAGAGATTGAGCCTTACGAGCCAAAGCCGTTCGGATTCGCTGCCAAGCCGCAGGGTTGATACCCTCTCGCGGCACACACCACGGAGTACGATATGGAGGTGAAGCCATGCGAGATCGGGAAGCGGAAGAGTTACAAGCCCTTCGGGAGTTGGCGAAAGCCTTTGATGATCTATGCGGCGACCTGCCGCGACTCGAAAAGTACAGACGCGACAAGAGCGGTCGTATCGGGTACACCCCTCTCACCCTCGCTCTATTCAGATCCGCGTACCGCGCTCTGAACGATTGGAAACGCTTGATAAAGAAGGAAGAGAAGCATGGGAATTGACAACGCATTCGGAAACCTGTTGGCGATTTTCTTGGGCGCAGTGGTGTTCGCGTTCGCGTTCACTGCGGCTGATCGACTGTTCAACCTGCCGTGGAAGCCGCGCCCTCGCCGCAAGAAGTAAAAAAGACTCCAACTTGCACTCCCGTGCCGCCTAAATAGTGGCACGGGAGTTTTTTCTTTTTTGTCCTGATCCCGCCACAGGAGGACAGAAAGATGGCACACAAACACAGCGAGGGTTCGCCGTGTGAATGTGAGAAACTAAAGAATGCCGAGCGGGAAGAACTCCGCGAGGGTCTTAAGAGATGTGTTGAAGCCCGTGAAGCCGAGCGGCGGGAACGGGAAGCCGAAATCTCAAAACGGGCAGACGAAGCCGAGGCTGAAGTCAAAAGCCTGAAGAAGCGACTTATTGCATTCCAACTGGCTACTGCGGTTGGGGTGGCTGTGATCGGTCAGGAAGCGTTTGACAAGATCACTGCAAAGATGGATGCCGCGCAGGAGATGCAGGAAAAGATCACGGGCGGGGCGGCTCCCGTTTCCGATGGTGGCGGCAAGAAACCACAGGCAATGGACACCATCGGGCAACCGTTTGGCGGTCGTCCGTGGCAGAAGCCGCAGCGCATCACCATACAGGAAGATCGCGGCAACGGCGACATCAGTGGAATATTCGCTGGCGGAAAACCCAAGCCCTCCACCGATGCGCCTCCTGCCGTGCCTGATGTGGCAGTGCGGCAGCGGTCGGTTGGTGACGAGATTGCCCGCCTTGCCACGGCTGCGGACATTCCGCTTGCGGTTCCGTTCGCGGCGGTGGAGGATCCGTATGCGGTGTTCCTGACACCAAGCACACTGCCGTTTGATGTGTACAGCACAACGCTGGCATTAGGCAACAACTACGGTTTCGGAGAGTATTACGGTATCGGTGGGGGTGGAGCAATCGCTCCGTCCGTGCCGTCACCATCTCCGCTCACGGTGTTTGCCGTTGGCGGACTGATGCACAATCGCAGACGAGCATAAGGAGAGTAGATGCAAAAGAAGATATTGGCAGGAGTCGGCGCAGCAGCAGTCAGTGCGTCCGCTATGGGCGGATTGGTTGACGGCAGTTTTGAAAACAACGATGTCTATTACGGTTGGGGATTTGTTCAGGGCGGAATTGACACTTCATGGCTTACTACTGCTCCCGACAATCTCATTGAGATTTGGGGAGAGTACATGGAGATTTCTGCATATGACGGAACCCGTTGCGCGGAACTGAATGCAAACTACGCTTCTACTCTGTATCAGACCGTGGCTCCCGTTGGTGCGGGTGCGGCGGTGAACTGGCATTTCGCACACCACGGGCGTTACGGCACGGACACGATGCGCCTCACGATCACGGATCTCGGCGCGGATCAGGTGTGGGGCGGTGGCGATGATACCACGCTGTTTACGAATGAGTTTTCCGCAGACAACACCGCGTGGGTGCTGAACTACGGAGGCGTTACCTCTTTGGGAAATTCCATGCGGTTTGCGTTTGAGGCGGTGAGCGCAGTGGGCGGCAACACGCAGGGGAATCTGATTGACTGGTGTGATTTCGGCGTGGGTGTTGTGCCTACGCCTGGTGCAATTTCTCTTTTGGCAATCGGAGCATTTATTTGTGGTTTGCGCCGCCGCCGCTGATATACTGTGACTGCAATACATACTGTAGGCAAAACGCCTGTGACTATATGTGAAAGGATTACAGAAATGGAAGGTATTCATGGCGCAGGAAAAGGTGACTCTTATCGGAAGGTTGATCGCGTGGCTTGGGAGGCTGGTTGGGAGGCTGCTTTCGGCAAAGCCAACACTGGACGAAAAGCCACCAAGCGGAAGCCGCGTGGTCGGGCGGTTAAGCGACCGCGAAATCCATAAGCAGATGCTCCTACGCATCATGCGTGATCTGAGCGAGGAATACTACGCTTCAGGTTGGATTAGCGGCTTGGAGCATTACCTGTGGAATCTTGCTTTGCGGCAGAACACCGTGGAGGGACAGATGCTCTTGCGTTGCGCGGAGATCAGCGGTGGATGGTGGATCTGGGACGACAAGGCAGGTGGTCATGTGTTTGTTCCGCTTGCAGCATGGCAGAGTGCGTATCGTGAAGATGAAATGCTTGAGCCAGCATAAATAACTACGGCATTGTTGATCGTGGACGGAAACGCAAACAGCACGGGGGTTCGACTCCCCCCGACTCCATTAAAAGATGCGCGAATGCGGAGTGACTGCATCACCCGCCTCTTCCCGCAGTCAAGTCCTCCAGTTGCAGTGGGGGCAAATATACGGGGTTGATACGGAATCGACTGGTGCGGAGTACTGAAGCAGGAGATGTCCGAGGCGTGTGGCGGATCCTCGTTAAAAAAACTGCCACAACCATGATTGCCAACCGAATGGCAATGGCGGCTTGAAGCCGTGGGGACTGATCCTCCCGCATCTGAACGGATCAGGAGAGCCGCAAGGCTCTCTTTTCTTTTATACATACAGGACACGGAGGAAACACACATGAGTTACTTGTTCAATGAAGCGAAGCCATTTGCAAACAATACTTCAGTTGGGAAATGCAAGGGCGTTCTATTAACAAATACAACTGGTAGTGCAGTGCTTGCAGACCTGTGGACCTACGGCGATCTTGGAACCACTGCTGCCACCCGTGTGTCTATTACAGGCAATTCCACCGAAATTTTTCATATAAGAGTATGGGGAATTTCTTTTGGAGGGGGATTGACTGGCGCGGTTCTCGCCTGATTAAAATACTGCGGGATCGGATTCCGCTATTGACCCACCCGCCGCACACGCTATACTGTGTGCATGGCAAAGCGAGTTCTAGATCCTATTGACATTGAAGCCGAGCGGCAAGGCGCAGCAGTAGCCCGAGGACGGCAGCAGCAGTGCAAGCCGTTCGGTTTCAACAAGCGTACCCACAAGGAGCGCAAGGCGCGGCTTGACGGCGAGTTCCGTCAGCAGTGCCGTACCGTGAAGACCCGTATGTTCGTGGAGACTTGGTGATGCCCCGTACCTGTGACAACTGTAACTGTGTCATTCCCCCTGCGCGTCTTGAGGCTCTGCCCACCACTACTACTTGTGTGAAGTGTTCGCGGGTCACCACATTCGTTGGATTCATGGACTGGTCGCACAAGACTGCTCCTGAACTGGTTGTCGTGAACAGTGCAGACAGTGAGAACTTGCGCCGAGCGCAACGGATCAACGCCCGAGCGCGTTGAACTACGCGGGTTTCGTATAGAGGCTATTACGCGGGTTTTCCAAACCCGTCACGGGAGTTCGATTCTCCCAACCCGCATTCAGGAGAACACACATGAGTAAGAAGCAAGAACTAAATCAGAACATGGATCTTTTCATCACGATCAATCCGCACCGCCCCGATGAGCCGAGTCTGCACATCAAGGGCGTAGATACTGCTGAAGTGGTGGATACATACAGTATTGGTGAGGTGGAAGACCTGATTGACAGGCTGCACCTTGTGCTTGGTGAAATGGTTCACAAGCAGAACATCATGGAGTTGAGCAAGGCTCCCACGCTTTGGGACAGTATTGACTGACACATCGCCTTGGTAACTCAATGGTAGAGTAATTGGCTTTTAACCAATAAGTTGTGGGTTCGAGTCCCGCCCAAGGCACGATAAAAAGGAAACGCAAATGGCAAAGAAGAAGATCAAGAAGCCCGTCAGCAAACGCACAACTCGCGCCACCCTTGACGAACGCAACAAGCGTCTTGGCAAGACCGATGCTCCCAAAGCCCGCAAGCCTCGCGCCAAGAAGCCCGAGAGCGTGGTCACCACCGAACCCGCCGTCAAGACACTCTGGCGCGAAGGCAGCGTAGAGGAGTTCCTTGCGGATTACGAGAATCACGGTCGTCCCTGTCCGACCGTGGTTTCGCAGGTTGTGTCGTGGACTCCTCCTGCTCCTGAAATTTCAAAGAGCGGTTCTGCCCCCGTGGTTCCTGTGGAGGTGGAGTGGACGCGGGTTTCCAAGAATGGGTGGAGCGATGCTGCTGGTGAACTGTACGATGACTTTATTTCAAGAATGAAGAAGTCGGACTATACCACTAAAGTTTTTGAATTTGCGTTTAGTCACCCTCTCATTTTTGGAATTAGTTTCTGCACCGCTCTCACCGCCGTTGCTGTGGGCGTTGCCGTGCTTGCCCGATATTTTAGATGGTGAGCAAATGAAATACTGGAATGTTGCCCATAGGGGTTGACATCCACCGCAGACCTGTTACAATCTACTCATCGAAACGCGGAACGATGTTTGAGCCGACATCCGAAGCGTAAACTTTCAGAGGCTCACATTTGGAGATTTCGTTATGAAGACTGCTAAGATTTCGAACCGTCGGCGCGTCCTGAACTACCTCGCTTCTGGCAAGACCCTCACGGGCAGCCAGGCTGCCAGCAAGTTCGGCGTGAAGAACTTCCGCGCCATGATCAGCGACATTCGTTCGCAGGTTGAGGCGTTCGGCAACTGGGAGGTCACGCAGACCGTTCGCAACGGCGAGACTGTCTACGGCATGGAGGACACCCATGACGGTGACCGCACCTACGGCTTCCGTCAGGACGGTTCGCGCTACCTGATCAACGCCTAATTCGTTGATCTGACTCATGCCCTTGGGGTGGTTGCGACCGATTGGCGCAGCCACCCCTTTGGGTTTACACTCTAACAAAAGGAAAATGATGAACAACAAGAATTCTATTTTCGTTTCGTATGCGGTGCTTGTTCTCGCGGGTTTCGGTGGCACCGCCCTCATCGGCTTCACGGGCAAGAGCGGCGACATCAACGCCACGGTCGCGTTCCTTGGCTTCTACGGCTTCCTCTGCACCACGGGCGCATTCTATGTGCTTGGCAAGCAGAAGGCGGCTATTGAATCGCTTGTTGAACACATCAACGAGGTGAACGATTCGCACTACAAGAACGCGGAGAGCATCCACCGCCGCGTTGATGATGGACTCGCTGCTCTTGAGCGTGACACGCAGAAGCAGATGGATTCGTTGTGGGTGAACATTGATCGCCTTGAGACTGATTTTGAGAATTGCCGCACTTGCACTCCGTGCAAGAAGTGAACCCCCTTTGCGGCTTGTGGGTGAAATATCCCCCAAGCCGTTTTTGATATGAACGCCAAACAGATTCAGCGTCTGCTCCGAATTGCGTATCCCCTGTGCTTGGACATTCCCCGTCCGAAGAAGCACATCTCCATTGTGCTGCACAAGGGTCGCATTGAATCCATTGGCTCCAATCTGCTGAAGACCCACCCCGTGGCAGTGAAGCACGGCTACCTGTTCGGAGAAATGCATTCTGAACTTGATGCATTTTTGAAACTCGGAGATCGGAAGCGTGGCTTGACCCTGTTCAACATCCGCTTCAACCGATTCGGACAGATGCGTATGTCCCGTCCGTGCTTCCGCTGTATGCCGTGGTGCGTGGGGTGCTTTGACGAGATTTGGTACACCACGGACGAAGGAGTCATGCTGCACGGCGAGGGGCTGACTCCTATAAATAGTAGGAGTATCAAGGAGATTCTAAATGAAAAAGTTCACCCAATATCTTGATTCGCGCGGACTACAGGAGGCTCTGTCACGCAAGGAAGCCACCGAGGTTTCACTTGTTGAAGCCAAACTGTCCCGCGTGTTCCAATATGTGGAAGACGATAAGAAGGACTTTGGCATTCTCAGCGCGTTCCGTGGCTCCAACTCCGACAAGGAAAACAAGGCTCGTCACGAAGAACTGAAGAGGGCTATTCGTCAGATGGGCTACGGATTCATTGAACTCCGTGGCGGCTACAAGGGCGATGAAGGCTATGTGGAGGAGTTGAGTCTGCTCATTCCAAACATCACGAAGAAGGGCATTGTTGATTTGGGGCGGCAGTTCCAACAGCACTCCGTGATGTACAAGAACGATCAGGACTTCTACTACATTGGCACGAACGAAGAGGCTGGCGTGGGCAAGGTTCTCATGCGCTTCAAGAAGGGCGAGGGTCAGGACAATCTTGAACTTGCGAAGCACAAGGTCGTGGACTTCTTCTCGCAACTGAAGAAGGGCGCACACTCTGAAAAGAAGTTCGTGTTCAATGTGAAGCCTGATACGGCAAAGCAAACCGCGCAGGGCAAGGAAGCGGAAGCCAAGGTTGCCCAACGCCACCGTCCAGGCGACATCTGGAAGACATCAAGCGGGCTGTGGGGCGGCATGGACGATCAGGGCAACTACGAGTACTTTGATGACGAGCAATCCGCCAAGAAGTTCTCAAAGAAACACCGCAAGGGGTATCGCATCCAAGAGCGCGAAGAGTGGAATTTCGCAAAGGCTGCGTACCTACGGCGAGGCGAAGATCCCAAGTGGATTACAATCTACGAGGATTCCTCTGAAGAAAACGACTAAATAAGTCGGAGGAGTAAATGAAGAAAACCACAAAGTCAGCATTGAAAAAATCACTGCTGCGAAACGCTGTGCAAAATATACGGCGTGAAATAGTGGATCGCACCAAGGGTCAAAAGAAATAATCGTGTAGCACCGTGGGGGATTGACCCGCCCACTCATTCTGATACAATCATGTGTGAAAGGAGTTCGTAATGAACTTTAGCACTCTCGTTTCGGCAGTCGTGATTTCCCTCTCGCTCTCGTCCGCTGCATCGGCGCAGTGGAGCAGCGGCGGCTTTAGTGTCGGCGTTGGCGGTTCGTACAACAAGACCACGCTGCCGAACGGTCAGTCCATCACCAACAACAACCTCAATTGGGGTGTTGGTTTGGGTGGCTCGTCCTTCAACGCTCCTGTCTACGGTGGCTATGGCTACGGTGGCGGTGGATACGGTTACGGCGGCTACGGCGGCGGTTGGGGATACGGTGGTGCGGCTGTGATGCCGTACTACGGCGGTGGCTGCGCTCCTGTCGTGGTTCCGTACTCGCCCTTCACCCGTTGCTACGCCACTCCGATGTACGCTCCGCAGTACCCGATGGCTCCTGCCGCGTGTCTGCCCCAGGCTCCGATTTGCTGGTAAGGAATAGAATGAACACTCATACTTGTTAACTATTTTGGTAATGCCCATCCCTCCTGCTACCACAGATCATGGTCGCCTGACGAGCATTGGAACAGCAGGAAAAGCCAAGAAATACTCCGTTAAGTCCAGAAGCACATACGCATACACCCAATGACACTAGTTGGGTTGGCAGGAGAGGAATGCTTGGAGAGTAGAGACTATGTTGGGGTTCTCTACAACGGTGGCTTCAGAGTACCGTGGCACACAGCACTCGTCTGAAATGGTTCGGCGGCTCCATTCAAAAGCCGCCGCTTTTTTGCGTAGTCAGCGTCCAGGCTGCTAGGGTCACCTACTTGCAAGGGGTGATCTGATACAGAGCAACAGAGGTGCAAGTCCTCCACTACGCTTTTGGTCCTGTCGTCTAGTTGGCTAGGATACCGCCCTTTCACGGCGAGAACACGGGTTCGAATCCCGTCAGGATCATTTCGGGACAGGTGGCAGAGTGGTCGAATGCGGCGGTTTGCTAAATCGCTGAAGGCAGATATGTCTTCCGAAGGTTCGAATCCTTCCTTGTCCGTTCCCTTGTTGTGTAAAGGTAGCACAGGAGATTTTGATTCTTCTAGTCTAGGTTCGAATCCTAGCGAGGGAACGGGAGTGTACTCAAGCGGTCAACGAGGGCAGACTGTAAATCTGCTGCCATTCGGCTACGAAGGTTCGAATCCTTCCGCTCCCATTCGCCGTCTTAGCACAGTGGTAGTGCAGTTGATTTGTAATCAACAGGTCATCGGTTCGAATCCGATAGGCGGCTTTTGTTAAGGCATGGTTCAAGCGCACAGGAAAGGAATATAGAGTGTATGGACACACTCTTCTATCTTTCAATCGGAATATCGGCAGCGTCCCTCCTTGCAGCGGGAACGCTGAAACTGTACGCAATCGCCTATCAGCGTGGCTACGATGCTGGTTACGAAGCATCCGAGCGGTGCGGGCTGTGTGGCTTCAGAGAGATTCGTGAGCCGTATCGCTCATACACCCGAGATGCGGTCGGTGTTTAATACGCGCTGATGTGCAGGGTGAGCGCAGGTTTGGTTTCAGACAGAACCACCTGTGTGTCTAGTCCGTTTCGATTTTCCGAAATCGTAGACTCGTTCAGGAATATCCGCACACGGCTCTTGTAGCGGGTTTCATCTGTCACGGCAGACACGGTGAAGTCCTTGGAGTTGCTGTTTGCTGCCGTAGTGAAGTAGCGCACACTCAATTTTTGATCTTCTGTCAGCGCAAGTGCTTCAGTCTTGAGTGTCACGGACGGATTTTCAAGTTGCAGTACATACGATCCGTATGGAATGGTGGTTTCCGCAGCAAACTCCACTGTGGTTGAGTGCGCGGTGACTCCGCTAGGGAACACTAGACCGCTCAACAGCACTGAATTTTCGGTTGGTCTGTCCAAAACGGTGCAAACGCTGTCCCCGAATGTGATGCTGTTGTTCTCATCGGGATCCAACAGCGTGAAAGTCGCTCCCACGCCTACCGAATGCTGAAATGCGGCGAACTGCTGCTGCCCTTTTTCGCTTCCGTCCGCTAGAGTGAGTAGTGATGAGCCTTCATTCGCCTCAATTTGCACGAAAACACCTTCAGTTCTCATGCTATTGGTGTCGCCAGCAGCCAAGAAGCGGCAGTTTTGCAGTATTCCGTCACCAAGCAAGCCCTCTTGCGACTCCCAAGAGTGAAATTTCACCGTTTCAGTCGTTGGTAGGGTGCTTTTCACTGCTACTGCGAGCGTTTCTGCACCCGAAATGCTCCATTGGGTGATGTAATCGCTCAAATCAAACACCAATTTGCTGTCTGTGAGCGTTGCAGAGGGCGTTTCACCCGACAGAGGTGGCTGAACATCGCCTCCCGCCACCGTCCACGCGGTCTGTGCTGCCTCTGTGGGCTTGTACCACGACACCGAGCCGTCTGTTGGGGACGAAAGCGGCAGCAATATGGCTTCGTAGTCGCCGCCAGTGGCACCATCCGCCAGCGTGAGCGTCAAAAATGCACGATCTATGCCGTATGGTCGGTCGCCAGTCTCTTTCAGTATTCGTGAAAGTGGCTGAAACAGCACAACTGCTCGGTATTCCGCATCGCCGCTGAATCCGCACTTCAGATATTCTCTGTGACGCAGCAGCAGTTCGCCGTCTTCGCTGTCGGGAAGAGCCACAAAACCGCTTCCGATGGGATCGTAGGCGGTTCTGCTTCCTGTGGCGTTTGTTATGAATGTGTCGGTATCGCCGTTCCCGCCGAACAGGTTGATTTCTAGTGGGATCAGCGATGCCATTTTATGATGCGTAGAACGAGAATGTCATTCCTGAACCAGTATTGTGTGGCGCGAAGGACGCTGAATACGGAGGATAGAACACTCGGAGTTTGTTGATGTTGTCTGCCTCTATGAACAGTTCCTCACCGTGATACAGGGCATACGATGCGGTTCCTGCTGTTGCACCAAAAGTAGCCACATCTGCCTCCGAGATGATGCACATGAACTCGTTGGAAGATGCGGACGCGCCTGTTGCCACGCGAGAAGCCTTGATACGAATACCAGTGTTGCAGGTGAATCCTGCAAGGCTGTTGTATTCGGTGAGGCTCTTTGCGGCATTTCCGACATATCCCGTGCGAGACATGAAGGATGGCTGCATCTTGTTGTGAACCACCGATACTGCAAGGGTGTCCTGCGTTCCTGCACACACTCCCCCGACTCCATCGGTAAGCACTGTTCCGCTCATCGTTGTGAGGGCAGCAGCCACCTGATCGCGGATGAGTGTGTAGATGGAGAACTTATCAGAGAAGTCAAATGCACCAACGCTCTGCGAGTCAGCGTATAGAGCCTTCTTCACGGCAGCCATGAAGTCGGTGTTCGTCTTGATGCTGTTTGCGGTTGTGTTGATGGTGGAGATATTGCTGCTGAAATCTTTCACTTCAACAGGCAGGTATCCGCCGCTTGCACCACGAACCGTAACGGGATCTCCGCTTGTGCTGCCCGTCACCCACACGCCGTATGCAGCATATGTGGAACCTTGTACAGGAATCGCTCCTGCATATGTGGCTGTGATGCCTATTTGAGCAGAGAATGTGGCAGTGGCATTTACTGCAAATGTGATGCCGCTGTTTACGAGGCTCACATTGATTGCTGCTCCGCACCATCCTGCGCCAGTGGTTGCTCCGACCTGTGCGAGTGATCCGTTAGACAACAGTCCCGTTACATAAGTCGGAACAGTCTTGAGCGGAGAGGCAGCGTTGTCCAATGCTCCCTGACCGACCACCGTGACAGAATCGGTTGAGGACGACAGGTCGCGGATGTCTAGGTTTGTTGCAGCAACCGTGATTCCGCTGGTTGTCGTAGAGATGTTTACATTCAGGGCGTTGCCCGTGGTGTGAATCGGTACGGTGTTTGCACCCGCACTCTCAAATCCAAACAGACCAACAGACACAGAGGAAGCCGTTCCGCCACCGAACACCACAATGCTGTCGCTGTTGGCTGTGAGTCCGCGAATATTCACGGTTCCGAAAGTGACACCGACAGCCGTTGCGCCACTTACACCGAACACCCCAAGATTAGAGAACGAGGACACGGTGACAGGCAGCGAACCGCTGGTAGTAATCCCTACGGGGTATCCGCCGCTCAAGCCCTGAACAGCCACATAGTCTATGGAAGCAGTCACTCCGAGAGTGGAGCCAATCACGCCGCCGTACAGGTTTCGGATATCAAGATCGGTGCTTGCAACCGTCAGAGTGCCAACAGTAATGCCTACTGCCTGACCGCCTGACACGCCAACCACGGTGAGAGAGGTGCCTGTGATGCCGACAATCGTGGTGGCGAGGCTGTAGAATCCAGACGGAGCCAAATATTCGTAACGAGTCCACGAACCACACAAGCCAACGGGAAGCGGTGTGCTGTTGCTGACATAGTTCGCGGTATTGTCTGCACCGTAGGCAACCTTCACCAACTGAAAGTGAGCAGTTTCACCACCAGTGGGCTTGACATAATCGCTGGCTATGGTATAAGTAGTGCCACTGGTAACAATCTGATAGTTGTCGCTGGTTGCTCCCATTTGATTCTCCGCTGTGCAGGGTCTTGGGCTGATCCGTTTCTAAATAGAGTACTACCTATGTATATTTCCGAAAGTAAGGCTGACATGGACATCAACAATCTACGATTCCCCCGTGAAGTAGAGAATCATGTAAAGAAGTACGAAGTTTCGTATATTGACGCTGTGCTGGCGGTGTGCGAGCGGTTCGGTATTGAACCACAGGTCGCCGCGAAATTCCTCAGCAAGCCCATCATTGAAAAAATCAAGGCTGAAGGGCAGGAACTTAATCTGCTCCCGAAGAAAACGCGACTTCCTGTTTGACACGCAGCAGACCTCTGCTATACTGTCTACATAGTCGTGACTGAACTGTTTGTCACACACACTTCATACACCGTACATACCGTACACAACAAGGAGACACGCAATGGGATTCAAAGACCTCAAGTCCGCTTCCAAGAACTCGTATCAGACTCTCGCATCCGAAATGGACAAGATGGCGAAGAAGTCCGAGTCTTACAAGGATGACCGCTTTTGGAAGGCGGAAACAGACAAGACAGGCAATGGCTACGCGGAGATTCGCTTCCTTCCCGCACCCGATGGCGAGGATCTGCCGTGGGCGCGTGTGTGGAGCCACGGTTTCCGTGGACCAGGTGGTTGGTACATTGAGAACTCGCTCACCACGATTGGGCTGAAGGATCCCGTGTCCGAGATGAACAACCTCCTGTGGGAGAGCGGTTCCGACAAGGACAAGGCGATTGCCCGTGATCGCAAGCGGCGACTGTCGTACATCAGCAATGTGCTTGTGGTCAGCGACCCCAAGCACCCCGAGAACGAGGGCAAGGTTTTCCTGTTCAAGTACGGCAAGAAGATTTTTGAGAAGATTCAGGGTGCGATGAACCCCGAGTTTCAAGACGAGAAGCCGATGAACCCCTTTGACTTTTGGGGTGGAGCAAACTTCAAGTTGAAGATCCGTCAGGTGGATGGCTACGCAAACTTTGACAAGAGCGAGTTTGCTGCTCCGTCAGCCCTGCTTGGTGGTGATGACTCTGCGCTTGAGAAGATGTGGAAGACGCAGCACTCCCTGAAGGAGTTCACCGATCCGAAGAACTTCAAGTCCTATGACGAACTGAAGGCTCGTCTTGAACAGGTTCTTGGTGGTAACATCCGCGCAACTGCATCGGACGCGGTTGCGAAGGGTGGCGCGGAGAAGGCTGCGTTTGATGACGAGGACTCTGCTCCTGTGCGTAAGCCATCCACTCCTCCACCCGCAAAGAAGCCTGCTCCCGTGAAGGAAGCCGTCAAGACCGATGACGATGACACGGAAGACGCTCTGTCCTACTTTGAGAAGTTGGCAAGCGAAGACTAAATCCCCTTCGGTTTCGCAGAGAGAGGCGCACGAAAGTGCGCCTTTTTCTTTTACATCTGAACCGTTCTGAACTGCATGGTCTTCAGCGTGGGTTCGTTGTTGCGAATCTTCAGGTCATCGTTGAAGTTGTTCGTGATGTTGCTCACGCGAGTGTTCACTGCGGAGTTGTTCACCGTGGGTGCTGCGGTCGCTGTCCCCGCCGCTGCCTCTGCCTTTGCAGCACCGAGTGCGCTTTGCTCTGCGGAATACTGCGACACCATCTTGCCTACCGTGGTGTTCGGTGAAGCAGGAGCGGTGATCTTTGCAGCCTCTTCTGCTGCCTTGGTGTCTTCCACCGAGATAAGCGAACCAACGCCAGGAATGGATTCAACCAAGTCGTATATTCCCTTTGGTCCAATCGCATCAGCGATAGAGTTCGCAACGAGTTCTCCGAGATACGAGCCACCGATGCTGCCTGCAATCGTGCCAAGCGGTCCGAGTGCGGTGCCAAGCGCACCACCACCAAGTCCACCGAGTACAGAACCAAGGGTTCCTACAAGTGTTCTTCCGATCTGTTCTTTCTTCTGATCAGTAGACAGGTTTGGATCATTCTTTATGTATCCAATATTAAGCGCACCTATAGCAGTGTTGATGAGTGCGCCCAAACCAGGAATGCTGACGAGAGACTTTGCAATCTTTCCTGCACTGGACTTTATTCCGCTGCTGAGTGCTTTCACAGGATTCAGGCTTCCGACAATATCCTTGGCTTTGCCGAACATATTGCCGAAGAATCCACCTGCCTTTGATGCTGCGCTACCAACGGCTTTGCCTACACCCGTGTTTGCAATCGCGGATCCTGCTTTTGCAGCAAACCCGCCGACTGCCTTCACACCCGAAGAGATGAGTCCCCCTGTTCCACGCACGGCAGAACCAGCAAGCCGCGCTGCGCCTCCTGCCATTGACATTACTCGTTTACCAACACCAGATCCAAGCATGGTGGAAATCGTGCTTCCCAAGAAGTCTTTTACGGTTCCAAGAATGGACGACAGTATCCCGCCCTTCTTCTCTCCGTCTTTTCCACCTATAGCCTTCTTGACTATTCCTGCACCCTTGCCCTCAAGTTCTGCCTCACGAGCCTTCAGTTCTGAAGAATCGCTTTCTGGTGAGAACCTGCTCTCCAGCATCGTGCGGATTTTAGTGATCTCTTTGTGTATGGCACCAAGTGTGGACGGTACGCCCTTTCCTGCACCACTAAGGTCAAGACCTGGAATGTCTGATGCACGGGTGCCGCCGAGTCTTGCAGCCATACCCCTGCCGCTACCACCGCCCAAATCATCAATGTCCAGTTCGCTTGTTTTTCTTCCGCGTCGGGAAATTGTTTCTTGGAGAGATCCTGAATACTTTTCGATGTCTTCTAGTGTTTCTCTGCGATCTTTCAAGAACCCACTGAGCAGTCCGCCAATCACAGGAACCTTTGCAGCCAATCTCTCTGGCAAGGTTTTTTTGAATGACTGTGCTTTTTCTTTCAAGAATTCGCCAAACGATGTTCTCTTTTTGAGTTGATCTTCTACGGGCTTGATGATTTCATCTAGTTTGGTGGCAATATCAGATTGTTCGCCCTCTGTCTTTTTTGCAAGTTCACGAATAAACCGCAGCCTAGAGTATATCATTTTTGCGTCTTCCATAGACGCTTTTAGCGAGCCTTCGGATAGGACAACCGCTTCTTTCATTAACTGATACGCGGCTGCTCCAGCAGGATCGTCTTGATCGAACTTTTGGCGATTTTCGGATATGAACCTTTCTACCACGGAACGCACACCCTGCTTGTCGGCAGTTCCAATGACATAATTTTCAAGTTCGGAAGTTTCCATGCCCATCGACTTCCGTTGACGGATAAGTGCTTGCAGTAATCCGATTTGCTGTGCTACGGCTGCGTCTGTTGCGGGAGCGTTTCCCGTTTGTATTGGTGGTTGCTGTGGTGCTTTGAATTCAGGCTTGAGCGCACCAAAGCGACCGCCGATCCGCTCTTGGCGGGCAGACATCATTCTTCGATATTCTGCATTGGTGACCTTTTTAGCCATTTCTCCCCCGTAGGCTCATCTTAAATAGGTCACAGTTGTCGTTTTCCGCTGACTTGCTCCCGTTCTTTTTTCAGATGAGCAATCAGCATTTGTATGTATACCTCTCGTTCCCAAGGCATCATCCCCTCTACTTCGGCAAGGGAGTACCCGTGGTGCTGCATGAGGTTGAAGTTTAGTTGGTAGAATGCCCCCAAGTCATTGTGACAGAGGGCTATTGAAAAAAATCAGACACGCTCTTCAGTTCCGCTTTCGCGGGTGTCTTGCAGTGCGGACAGGTGTACTTGAACTCATAGTGTAGTTCGGGTGCGGATTGCAAGTAGTCCATGATCTTGGCAAACTGATCAGGCAGCATATTGTCCACGAAGTTTGACAGTTCTTGCGGATTGATGTCCTTTGTTTCGTGAACCTGATCGTTCAGTATCACGGACTCAATGCACTTATTTGCGAGATCAAAAGCAATTTCCACCTCGTTCTCATCGTGATTGATGTCGTGTATGGACGGATACCGCAGCACAAGCGACAGATTGTCGGTGATCACCACCGTGCCGTCCACTGCTGTCTTTTCTCGTTGCTTGATGGTGACTTCATCAAGACGGATCTTGATTGAGGTGTCCTTGCCGCACTTTGCACACACCACTTGCGGCTTTACCTCTTCGCCCACTGACTTTGATCGTATTTGCAGGAAGGCGTACTCTGCGTCAGCCACGCACAGCCTGCGGGTGTCCGTGGAGTTGTTCGTGCAGGCTAGGATCACATTCCGCATGGCATCGTTTATCTGATTCATGCTTTTTGATTGCAGCGCAACCAGCAGAACCTTTTCTTCCTTTACCACGAAAGGTCTGAACTTCGTGGTGATGCCAGATACGGGAAGCGTCATGGTGTACTGCGGTAGAGCCGCATTCGTCAGATTCAGTGTGTTCATATTCATCCTTTAGTCAACAGAGTCAAATGTATTTAGTCGTCAGCGGGGAGTGTTCATTATGGACTGCATTTTTTGAGGATCGTAGAATCCATTCACGGTTCCATCGTAACCCATCCGATTCACCTGTCCGCCGTTTGATGTGAGGAACTGCTGTGGAGCGGGTGGTCCGACAAACTCCTCTGCTGCCACCGCAGTCGGACGAGCCAATCCAATGTATTCGGGTGTGTATTTTCTGAAAGCAAGAGTGATGTCCTGCTTCAGGAAATCGTTGTCCTTGTCGTATGCCACTTGCAGATCACCGATAGCCTTTGGATACACCTCTTCCACATAGAAGCGGTGGGCGGGATCATCTGCTCTCGTCATCACGGCTATTTCCAAGTTTGTCACATAGTCATCGTAATATCCGAACTTGTAGTTGGAGCGGCTGCACACAAGATCCATCCAGTCCTCAAAGAACTTGCGCTCACGCAGATCGGCAGACAGTATCACGGATAGGGTCATCTCTCCTGCGTAGATTGGTTCATACGGCATATTCCGCGCAGGACCGTAGAAGCGATACGGCGTGGTTGACAGTGAGCGACCAGGTATGGTGATGGAGTCGCACCGCACCATCAGATTCCTGATGAACTGAATGTTCGTGGTGCCGAAGCCTGCTGGCGTGTTGATCATCACTTCATAGCGATTGCTGAAAGCCAATCCGCTTTGAGTGATGCTGTTTATGAGTTCGTTGATGTTTGACGGAACGAATGCCATTTATCTGCCTCCCCGCAATACTTGGCTTCTGCTGTCTCGGTAAACCGTTACTGGTTTTGCCCCGCTGAATCGTGAAGTGTTGGATGCCACCATGTCTTCCCACAGACTGAACGGAACCACTGCGGGTCGCCGTCTCATGCCTTTCCACAGATAGCGTCTGTAGCACGGCTTGAAGTACTTGAACTGTCTTCGCGCATTCAAACGGTCGTAGTCTACACGCAGACGAGTTCGCCACTCTTCGTTTGCTTTTATTGTCGGTAGACCTCGCATCACCGAGTCAAACAAGAACTTTCTAAAATCTGGTGCGATGAAGTGCAGATTCACTCCCTCAAATCCCCCTCTATACACATCCGTTATCAACACCAAAGGGAATGTATCGTAATATGTATTTCGTGAAACAAAAGAATCGCTGACTGGCTCGTATTTGAAGAACACCATCTGTCCATCAAAAAGGCGATTGGGTATGGATAGTTGACCGCTCTTTTGGAGCATCTTTACGAACTGAATGTATGTCTGATCTGTGGCACCAAGCACAGAGGTGGTTTCCTCCAGCAGTGCCTGCAAGTCAGCCTTCATCTCGTCTTCGGTCATTGGGGTTTCCTGAAGAGGTCGTCTTCGGTCAATATTTTGAACTCCCATCCTTTGGCTTCCGATACCCGTCTAGCCGCGTCCCATTTAGCCTTGTTGGTGATCCATGTCTGCACTTCTGTGATGTAGCCTCTGGTAATCCGCTTTCGCTTCTCGGGTTCGCGGCACTGCTTCTTGGGCTTGATTTCCACCAACCATGTCTTGATGCCTTCGGCGGTGCGTATCTCTACCAAGAAATCAACGAAATACCTATGAGGCTTCTTGTCTAGCGGATTCATGTACGGAATCACCACTTCTTCGGATGCCCATCGCAGCACATTTGCGCTGCTGTCGCAGAACTTCATAAACTTCCGCTCCCACATACTACGGTAGACGATCTTCGTGGGATCGCCAATGTATTTGGAGGGGTTGTCTGGCTGAAATTTGCCTTTGTATGCCATACATAAATATGTAGCCGATTTTCAAAAGGAACTGCCCATGTCAGCCATACCACAATCCCTTTTTGATCCTGCTTTCACTTCCAGTGGAAAGCCGTTCATTTCCACCAATCGGTACGGCAACGGGCGGTACAGTCAGCAGGTGTACAACGATCAGATTGGTGATGAGGTTCTGCGACAACTTGAGGGAACTCCGAAAGTGACCCGAGGCTCCCGCATTCGCCCATCGGTTCTGCGGTATCCCATAGACATCGGAAGCGCACAGGTTCCCCATGTCATGCAGTTCAAGGTGTTCTGGCGGTGGGAAGCCAAGGACTTGCGGCAGGGATTGGAAAATGCCAAGGCGGAATCCAAAAAGACCATTCAGAATCTGCAAACGCTGTCTGGACTCATAGATGGTGGTGATCTCACGCCAGAGTCGCTGTATCGCTCTCCTCTCAGCAACGAGAGCATTGCCGCGCTTGAGAGTATGGTGGTTGATCCCAACACCCTGAAGATCGTGGATCCAAACGGAACAGACAGCATTGCGACCCTGTTGCAGACGAATCCTGGTAAAGCCAGGCAGATATTGGAGCAGACGATTATTTCAGAGCAGACCCGACTCTCTAGCATCGAATCGGAACTGAATAACGGTGCAGGCAAGGTTGGTATGGATGAACAGGAACGGCTGCTTGTGCAGAATCGCTTGAGTGAAAACATTGAGCGAACAGGCGTGGGTGAGTCCGCAGTAAAGGGAGCGGCGGTGGGAGCAGCCGCAGGTGGTTTGCTTGGATTCTTGTTTGGTGGCGGGAAAGGTGCCGCAATCGGAGCGGCTGCGGGTGGAGCAGCAGGAGCAGGACTGGCTGCTGGCGGCGTTGAACTTGCCAAGAACTTTTCAACAGAAGCGGTATACGATCAGATGGTTTCGGTTTACCTTCCGTTCTGCACGAAAGTAAACAACGAAGACTCGTTTGTCTATGAGGACAGCAATCAGGCAGCAGCAGGCGCAGTGTTTGATGCGCTTGGTGGCGATGTGTCAAGCGTGGCAGGGCAGGCTGTCGGGGCAGGCGCACAGTTGATCGGAGACAAGTTTGCGCCAGGTGCTGTTCAGGCAGCGCGAGGAACAGTGATCAATCCTCGTCTTGAAAAACTGTTCAGGCAAAAAGAGTTCAGAACTTTTTCTTTCGCTTGGGAGTTCTATCCACGCAACAGGACTGAAGTGGATGCCATACGGGACATCATTGAGACATTCCGTTACCATGCCCATCCTGCGATGAGCGATCAGCAGGGAACGGCAGAAGAGAATAAGGTTCAGATCGTGCTGCGTACTCCTGGCGAGTTTGAAATCAGGTTCCTGTCGTCCAATCCTGATCCCAACTCCGCAGGATTCGTAGAAAACGAATACCTACCAAAGATCGGCAGATGTTCGCTTACTAGTATATCAATCGACTACACACCAAACTCCATATTCAGCACATTCGCAGACAACTCACCCACCGCAGTCACGATGACTCTCAACTTCAGCGAGTTGGGTCTGCTCACCCGCGAAACGGTAGATAAGGGCTTCTAATGGCTTACTTCTCAAAGTTTCCAATATTGCAGTATCCCGTTCGGGACGGCAATCAGTTCAGGTTTGCGTTCGTGGCAAACTTGCTGCGCCGCGTTGGGTTGAGCCAAGAACTCAAAGGCACAGACGGTGCATTCATTGAGTACAACATCAAGGACGGAGAGCGTCCTGAACACATTGCGGAGAGGGTGTACGGAGATCCATCGTTTCACTGGCTGGTGATGATGACAAACGACATCGTGGATCCGTATCACGGTTGGTACAAGTCTGGTAGTGCGATGGAGCAGTATGTGCAGACCAAGCACGGCAGCAAGTCTGTGTTCATCGGAACCACGGGTGATGGATATTTCTACAGTCAGTACATCGGCACGGGTTCCTCGCTTTCGCAAGGCTCCATTTCTTCGGATGTGATTGACTACACCCCTACGCTTTGCCGACTCACTGTTCGCGGTGGCGAGTTTCAGGAAGGAACCGCTACTGTCACCGTGAGCGGCGCAACCGCCTACGAAGTTCAGATATTCCGCGTTGATCCGTCCATCACCGCCGTGCATCATTTTGAGTTTCAGCACAGCAGCGGTATCTGTGCTGCAAACGATGAGTTCACGGTAGATCCCTTGAGTCAGCAGAACTCAAGTTTCTCGCTGGTCGGGGGCGTGATCGGCTACACGGCAGACGAGTATCCGCAGACAACGCAAGGCATCACCTATCAGTCCACCGCAGGAACCGTTGATTTCTGGGAAACTTATATTGGTAGGTACATGGGTGTGTCGGGTGCTAAAGTTGAAACCTTTGCCGTCAGCAACCTGTCATACGAAAACACGATAAATGATCAGAAGAGAACCATCAAGATCCTGCATCCTCGCTACAAGAGAGAAGCACTTGCTCAACTAGAGGCACTGTTGAGGGTATAAAATGGCAGACCACGGCAATGACATCCTATCAGCAGGAAACTATGTCCTTGACAGAATGTCCATGCATTCTCTTGTCAGCGGCAAGCAGTTGGACTTGCGAAACCTGTTCAAGCGGATAGAGATTTACGAAGACCTGTTCTCTCCTTACACCACCGCAAAGGTGTATGTGGAAGATGCCCACAACTTTCCCGAGAGGTTTCCGATCACGGGACAGGAAAAGATAGAGATAGCCTTCAAGACGGATGTGAATGCCTTGCCTATGGTGGAACTCGTGTTTCGCCTGTACAAGTTGGATGGACACAAGATTTCTGAAAATGGCAAGTCGCAGGAGTATGTGCTGCATCTCATCAGTGAAGGCGGATACATGAACTTTTCCCAATACTGCGGTTACGCGGTGAACGGAACGGTTTCAGGAATGGTGGGAACGGTTTTCCGCAAGCACTTCCCCGAAACGGTGTGGAAGGATCGTCTTGAAATACAGCCCACGAAGGACAACTACTCGCTGGTGCTGTCTGGTGCATACACTCCGTTCAAGGCTGTGAGTTGGCTCACCTCTCGCGCTCTTACCACCACAGGCAAAGAGTACAGCCCGTTCATGTTCTATGAAACCCTTGATGGTCACCGCTTCAAGAGTCTGTCTTCCATCATTGAAGCAGGATCTAAAAATCCCATCACATATCTGTACACCATCGGCAACATCGGAACCGCAGAAGGCACAAAGCAGGAACTCGGGTTCAGCAGCGTTCTGCCCAATCGGTATCACAAGATTCAGAAACTAGAGGAACTGTCACGATTTGATGCGGCTGAAAACATAATAACAGGTCTGGTCGCTGCTCGTATGCAGGTTCACGATCTGGTGAGAAAAGAAGATCGTCATATGCAGTTCTACGAGGGAGATGTTTTTGATTCCATGAAGAAGTTGGGCGATGTGCAGAGAATCCGAAAAGGTGATGCACCTCTAGAAAATGCATTGAAGACTGGCGGTGGAGCGTACTTCTATATGCCGTCTACTCCGTACACTGTACATACAAAGGGAAATCAGATCATTGACAACTTTCAAACCGAGTCGGTATTCCTGAAGCGCAAGTATCACATGAATGCGTTCCTCACGCAGAAACTGGTGATGCAGGTTTTCGGAGACAGTCGCCGCCGTATTGGTGATGTGGTTCGCATTCGGGTTCCCAAGCCGCAGTCGGATGTCACGGCGATTCAGGATCGGGACGACAAGAACCTGAGCGGTGAATACTTGGTGACAAGCATCAAGCACACTCTCGGCACAGCGTACTCCTGCAAGATGGAACTGTCTAGAAACGGCATGGGGGTGTAATGTCAGGATTCCTAGGAAAAGACGGATTCGTGTGGTGGCACGGCGTTGTAGAGGATGTGGGCGATCCCCTGTATCTTGGGCGGTGCCGCGTTCGTGTTTATGGATTCCATGTCCATGACAAGACTGAACTGCCGACCGAATGCCTGCCGTGGGCATATCCCATGCAGCCCATCACCAGTGCTGCTCTTTCAGGAATAGGGCAGTCTCCCACGGGACTGCTTGTGGGTTCCCATGTGTTCGGATTTTTCCGAGACGGCGAGGACGCGCAGGATCCCGTGATCATCGGGTCTTTCGGCGGTGTTCCACTGAAGGAAGCCGATGTAACGAAAGGCTTTGCGGATGGCAGCGGACGGTATCCTGCAAAGCAGAGTGATGTGGATGACGAGAAGTTTCCGCTTGGTGTGTCCGTGATCGGAGAGCAGGACACGAACCGCCTTGCGCGAAACAGCGACAAGGAGGAGATGAAGTCCACTGTCGCAGCGTACAAGACTTCAACGGTACAGAAGGACATCCAAAGCACTCCAGACATCAAGGGCGCATCCAAGTGGAGCGAGCCGTCCACTCCTTATGCAGCAGAATATCCAAAGAATCATGTTCGCTACACGGAGAGCGGACATATTGAGGAATGGGACGACACGCCAGGCGCGGAGCGAATACACCATTTCCACAAGTCAGGATCGTTCACTGAAATCGGAAACGGATGGGAAACGAGTCCAGACGGAACCCGCGTACAGCGGATCGTGGGCGATGATTACGAAATCATACACGGCAACAAGAAGGTTCACATATCAGGCAGCGAAGGCTTGAACCTTGTCGTTGACGGTGCCATAAATCTCACCATCAACGGTGGCGGCAACATACAGATAAACGGCAATACGAACATACTGGCAAGCAATGATGTGAATCTTCAGATTGAGGGTGCGCTGAAAGCATCAGGCAAGCAGATGGAGTTCTACGCTGACGGCGACATCGGATTCTCGGGACGCTCCATATCTTTCATCACCGACAGCAATGTCATGGTGTTGCAGCAGGGCAAGCGCATTGAAGTAAACTCTGGCAAGCCAGCGGTCACTCCGACACGGGTTGATGTAAAGGGAGGCGGCTCTTGAACTACAGAGGAAGACACCGAAAGTATGTGGAAGGCTCGTCCGACTACGAGGTCTATGTGTACGGCGATGTCGTGGAGCGAAACGGTGTTTCGTATGTGTGCAATGTCGCGGAGACATCAGGTTACATTCCCGAAGACGAGGGTTCTGGCTTTGTCGTGCTAGGTGATCGTCTTGGAACCACAGTGATTGAAGGCGGAACATATTAAGGAGTTGTAATGCCAGGCAATGGAGTTTCTAGAGCATATCTTGACACGGCGGGCGGCACGATTCAGGTCGGCAACCCAGATTTTTTCTTGGATGGCTTGCCTGTAGCCGTTCAGGGAAATCCCGTGCAGAGTCACGGCAAGAATGAACACAGCAATGCAGTGATGCTAAACGGAACTCCGAGTTTCCTGATCAACGGTATTCCTGTATGCACATCTGCAAGCCAAGCCAGTTGCGGACACCAAGCCACTGGTTCGTCCACCTTCACGGTCGGAACATCAAGCAGAGGCACGGAAAGCAGAAATCCTGGTGTTGCTCCACAGTTTTCGTATACTCCTCCCGAGACTCCGCGACCGATATGGGTTGCTACTTGGTACGCCCCCGTCACGGGAAAGACCACTAAAAGTGCGAGTGCTGATCTTTTGACTTCGGATGATTTCAACAGATACGAATATGTGAAGCCGCTGATATGGTTGACTGCGCCGAATGCATCGCAATCGTACATTGATGATTCTGCCACCCAATACTTTTCCAAAATTCAGACCGTTGCTGCATACAGAGACAGAATGAACGGGATTGTGAACGGACTGAATGCCCTGCCAGAGGGTATGCGAGTGTTGGCTCCAGTCTACTATTGGGGCGGATATGTGTACTACGCTAGTCCGACCGAGAAACGAGCAGACATTGACACCTTCTTGGCAAACAATCCGCCAGAGTTTCCTGGCGACTACAACACATACAACGCTGGCAATTTTGCGGTGTACGGAGATCGCGCTCACGGAGTATTTCTCTTCAATCGCAGATCAGACAACCTCAAGGGCAGCGGGTGGACACTTGCCTCTATATGGGGAGCCACCGCCATAAATCAGATATATCAAGATTGGAAAGTCATGTGTTCGGGACTGAAGCAGCGCGGCGCGAACATTGATTATCTTGTGTTTGATACCGAGGGATTTCCCGCAGATGCGTTCAACGCACAGCCAACTGCGGAACTTGCTAAAGTGGCACTACAGACAATGCAAGCCGATCCTCGCGCAGAGCAGGAGTGGTATGGCGCACGACCTCTCAATACCGTACTGAAGCAGGACGGAAAGTATCCAAACAACAGCGCACTAGAGGCAGCCACGACGCGGCACCCGCAAAAGAATCCTAGTTACATCTATTGGAACGGTGGTCTTGCGTCCATAAGAAACGCGAGTCTCACCTATTGTTTCCATGATACGGCAAAGGAACACTATCCTGACATCGGCATGAGCAACTACCGATGCTATGCCACGAAAGACCGCGATTGGGCATACGATGTGTATGGGCATCCGAAATTTGAGGAAAAAACTGTTGGAGACAGCAGTTCTCCCAATCTCTATTGCTCTTGGAATTTTGATTTTGCTTGGGTAATTGATCCGTATGATGATACCCGCATCATCAGAAACGAAACAAATGCCACGACATTGGCTTTGCCAACATTTAAAAACAGCATATGGAACTGTTTCTTGGTGGATATGCAGCAGATCAGGGCTGCTAGACGGACAAGTCCTGACGATAAACTGCGACCGTGGTTGCGATCCAAGGCACTGAAGCCTAGTTCCGCTTATGTGGTTGGCATAACACAGGGGCAAGCAAACTCTCCTAGTAGTGGCGAAAATTTCTATTATGAACTTGTTCGTCACTCTGCGGTCATGGGCGCAGAACACTTCTATTTCTTTAATGCAACGGATGCTCTTGCCGATGCTCCTGCTGGCATATATGACACTAGTTGCTCTGAACTAAATGCCATAATGACCGAAGTGAATGACTTACTCGGCGGCTTCTCGCCAGAAGTGGTTACGAAGAGTCGCATTTCCTTCAAGACGGATTATGTGGTGAGCGGCACGAAAGCAGCAGGCGGCGACAACGCAGGCAGGTATGTGTGGAGAATAACTCCAAAGCCTGGTCTGACGCTCATAAGCGAAACAGGACGACCACTGACGGTGGACTCCGATGGTGGCGCGTGGCTCGTTACATCGTCTGTCATCATACCTAAATATTCTGTTCAATAAAGGAGAGCGTATGGCAGACTGTCCGTGCAAGCAAACCCTGACTGACGGCGAAAGAGGAATTCTCAATTTCGGATTGACGAACGAGATGTTGCGTAATCCGAACGCTGCTGCTATTGGTATAGCACGGCAGTTGGGTGGCGCAAACGCATTCAGGATAGAACAACTCATACAGGCTGCACAGGTGGGTGGTCCCACCAATGCGCTTACCACCGCACTTCCCGAACTCAATCGGGTAAAAGGCGCAATCAATGTGCTTGACAATCGCGTTGATGCTTTTGAGAACGAGTGCAATCGTTTCACGGATCCCAATCAGTTGATCAACATCATCAGTTCGTTGAGCCTGTTTGCGGAAATGCAGTGCGCTCTGGGAATAGAAGGTCTGGACATCGGGGTGGGTCTGAATGTCGTGAATCAGAACGGTCAGTTGTCCATCAACTATGCGGTCGCGGCAAATGTGGATCTTGAAAAAATACTCAATCAGTTCTCCGACAACAACCTCGGAACCGCAACCGCCGATGCCGTGAGGCAGTTTCAGGAGGCTCTAGGCAAGGCGGCGGGCGCACTGGACGCTGCAAACGGCGCAATCGCAGGTCTAATGGATGCAGCAGAAGCCCTACAGAATCAGGCAGCAGACTTTATTCAAAAATATACGAGCATCAATGCGCTCGCCAATCTTATAAATGAGGCAAACACCGATCCGTGCTTCAAGTTGGGCAGCACGCTAAACGGCAGTCTTGTGAGTCCAGATTTCTTGAATGCAGTTCGTGGAGGTACGCCCACAGGATTTGGAGGCTACCGATGAAAGATGCTGCTGATTTTTTGAGTTCTTTCAGAGACTTTGCCCTTGCATTCGGAGAACTGCTCGGGGTGCTGCTTGCTGGCATAGGAATCGGTGCATGGGGAATCCTGCGTAAGAAAAAAACCATGTGGAGTCCGCAGAAGGAGCGGCGGTTCGTGGAAGCCCACACCCAAATACACGAAATGCTTACTGAACTGCGGGTCACGGTTCGCGCCTGCCGTTGCTTGATCTTTCAGTTCCACAACGGTGGTTCATTCGCGGACGGAACCTCCATCAAGCGGTTTTCGGTGACCCATGAGTCGTGCGCTGCCCCCACGCAGAGCATGATCCTTGAATCGCAGGATGTGCTGCTCACGCGATACATGGATATCGTTCCCCTGATGGAAGAACGGGCAGGGAAAATAATACAGGTTGACACCCTACAGCCGTCCGCATTTCGTTCTGGACTTGAGATAAATAGCGTAGAATACTTCAGTGTCGTACCGCTGAAGTGCATGGACGGACTTACTCCGATGGGATTCCTGTGCTGCCACTGGTGTTCGGCGGATTCGCTGGATGAGATTGAGAAGGAAGGCATCACGCAGCAGTCGTTGGAGCAGTTGATAGAAGACAGCACACAGAACATAAACGCATACCTGTCATACAATCAGGGAAATAAGTAATGGCACTACGGATAACGAGCAACAGCACCAAGCCAGTATTCTCTGACATAGACCCGAACTTCACGCGCAGTCCGAAGACAAACGACTTGCTCACGGTTCGGGACGATGGTGCTGTCCGTTTGGCACTGAAGTGCCTGCTGTCAACATCTTTCGGAGAGCGGCTGTTTCAGCCCACCATCGGCGGATCACTTCGTCCGCTCCTGTTTGAACCCATTGATGCCATCACCACGATGGAGATCCGCGACCGCATTCTGCAAACCATCAACCGCCATGAGCCGCGAGTCGGAAATGTGCTGGTTGATGTGATTGCCAATCCTGATCAGAACTACTACACCGTCAATGTTGAATATTCCGTGATAGGCGTTGGAAAAACCGACAGGGTATCTGTCGTACTAGAAAGGCTGCGCTGATGGCTAACACGAACAGTTTCAACATTGTGGGTCTTGACTTTGATGACGCAAAATCGTCATTGAAGGCGTTCTTGCAGTCGCAGGAAACGCTGAAAGACTACAACTTTGACGGATCGGTGCTGTCCACTGTGCTTGATGTGCTGGCATACAACACCCACTATCAGGCGTTCTACGCAAACATGGTGGCAAACGAGATGTTCCTTGACAGCGCGGCTCTCCGTCCGTCCGTAGTTTCTCATGCAAAGACTCTTGGATATGTTCCGACATCACGCCGATCAGCAAAAGCCGTGCTTGGCATCTCTGCCGCTGGCGCATCGGAAAGCACCTATCTTGCGCGTGGATCCGAGTTCGTGGGAACCGATCTTGCAGGAACGCAGTACCGTTTCGTGCTGCTTGACACCGTTTACGCAAACTCCGAAACGCAGCAGTTTGAGGATGTGGAGGTCTACGAGGGAACCCTGCGCCGCATGAGTTATGTGTATGACCCAACGAAGAAGCCGTCTTCCGTGCTGCTCATCCCGAATGACAAGATTGACACCAGCACCATCAAGGTGCGCGTGAAGGCTTCGGCAAACGACAACACAGGCATAGAGGACACATGGACATATTCGGAATCGTATATTGACCTGACACCCACTTCAAAGGTGTTCTTCCTTCAGGAGAAGGAGTCGGGGATGTATGAACTGTTCTTTGGTGACGATTTCCTCGGTCAGCAGCCAGATGCAGGAAACATCGTGATCGTGGAGTATCTTGAAACAAACGGTGATGAAGGCAACGGCATTGAATCGTTCACATCCAATATTGCTGGTCTTGGAAACATCGGCGTGTTCAGCGCATCCTCTGGTGGTGCATTGGAAGAGAGCGTTTCCAAGATCAAGTTCCTTGCTCCTCGCTTCTATCAATCGCAGAATCGTGCGGTCACAGAGGATGACTATACCGCTGCCGTGATCAAGGACTATCCTGCTGCGGATTCGGTATATGTTTATGGAGGAGAAACGGTAACTCCTCCGCAGTATGGCAAGGTTTTCGTTGCCGTGAAGCCGCGCACGGGAACCGCGCTTACCACCGAAGAGAAGCGCAGTCTTGCAAAAACGCTGAAGGAAAACCGCTCGGTGGTCACGGTCACGCCCGAAATCGTGGATCCCGACTACATTGATCTCGTGATTGACTCGCTCGTCACATACGATCCTACCCGCACATCGCTCGGAGTCGGAACCCTGAAGGCTCTCATGGTGGCTTACATCTTCACCTATTCCGCCACCACACTTGAGCGATTCGGTTCAAACTTCTATCTGTCCAAACTCACGGAAGGGCTGAACCGCCTTGACTCGTCCATCTTGAGCAACGACACGAAGATCAAGATTCGCAAGACCGTGAACTTGAGCAAACTGGTGCTGTCAAAGGGATTCACCGTGGATTTCAGAAATCCCCTGTATCATCCCCACAGTGGTCACTCCACGATTGTTTCGTCTTCCACATTCTCCCATGTGGACACGGACGGAACTGTCATCAGCGATGTTTTCGTGAATGATGACGGCAACGGAATACTGAATCTTGTTGCAAAGAACAGCGGCGGCACGATCTACACCGTGTATCCGCGCATCGGAACCGTGGACTACGACAACGGAAAGATCGCGTTCAACTCGGCGTTCGCTCCCGTAAGCACATCGGTGCTGTTCACGATCACCGTAGAGCCACGCAACGAGGACATCTTCGTGTTTGAGAACAAAATCGTGCGGATCAACAGAGGCTACTCTGATTCCGTGAAGTTGAGCGTTCAGTCGCAAACGAACCGCAAGCAGAACCTGAAAGCGTAATAGATGGATCCCAAGAACATAATCCTCAATACCGAAGCCGAGGCACTGGAAGACATACTGTCTCCGTTCATTGAAGAGCAGTTTCCGTCTTTCATTCGCACGGACTATCGGAAACTTGTCCTGTTCATCAAGGCATACTACGAGTGGCTTGATCAAAAGGACAACGCGGGATATGTGCTTGGCAAGTTGGACACCATCTACGATTCAGACCGCAGCCTTGACGAGTTCTACTCGCACTTCAAGAACACCTATCTGCTCACCTTCCCCGAAGTGCTTGCCACTAATCCAAGCGGAAACAAGCCGAACAAGAACACCCTTCTGAAGAAAATCCGTGACTTCTACGGAAACAAGGGAACGGAGAGCGCGTACAAGTTCCTGTTCCGCATACTGTACGACAGCGACCTTGAGATTTACTATCCAAAGGAAGACATCCTGAAGGTTTCGGACGGACAGTGGGTGGAACCAAAATCCGTCAAGACCACTTCTTCCAACGGATCGGCACTTTTCGGCGGCAACAACGGACAACTCAATCAGTATTCTGGAACGCAACTCGTTGCCAGTGCTTTCATTGAGAGCGTTGTGCAGTACTCGTTCAACGGATTGCCCGTCACTGAGTTCTTCATTTCCGACATCAACGGCACCTTCCTGCCTGGTCAGGAAGTGTATATTGCGAACGGTGACGAGGAGTGGAAGGAAGTTGCGTACTCCGTGCTTGGCGATTTCTTTGTTGAGAATGCTGGTGAGGGATATCGCATCGGAGACACGGCGACCGTCATTGACTCAAACGGAGTGGGCTTCTCTGCAAAGATTGATCAAGTGAGTTTTGCGGGTGGTGTCAAGAAGATTGGCATCGCAAACTCTGGAATCAACTACTCTGGCGACCTTGTACTGAACATCTTCAGCGAGAGCGGAGCGCAATCTGCTCGGGTGCTTGCGGTTCGCAGTGCCGTCACAAACTATCCTGGATACTTTGCGGGAAATCGCGGCAAGATTTCGTCAAACAAGAAGATACAGGACGGACACTACTACCAAGACTTCTCGTATGTGCTGAAGGGCGAAGTCTCGTTTGAGACATATTTTGATCTGCTGAAGAGCATCATTCACCCTGCTGGCATGAGGATGTTCGGATCGGTGCTGTTCAAGAGCGAGTTGGACAACGCTCTGACCTCTTCTGCCCAAGCCACATATTACGAAGTTCCCGTGATCGGGCGATACACGCCGTACACCACTGGCACAAC